TTTTTAAATTTACACCTGAAAGAATTTTACAACATACTAAATTATTTAATAATTATGATATTTATACAAAATATAAAAATTGTGATATTGGAGCTGATTTAGTTGCAGTTAAAGATAATCAAGTATATTTTATTCAATGTAAAAATTATAATAATACTTTATGTATTAATGACTTACAAGGATTTTATTTTTTATTATATGAATTTAATTTAAATGGTATTGTTGTTTATTCTAATGAAATTAGTTCTCGTATTAAAGATTTATCTAATAAAGTACAATATACTCATATTCCTTATAATAATCAAATTATAGATGTAGAATACAATTTTTTAAATTATATTGATATTCAACCACGTGATTATCAATTAAAGGCATATAATTTATTAAAAAATGAAAACAGATCAATATTATCATTGCCATCTGGTATGGGAAAAACTTTTACAAGTTATTTAATAGCAAAAGAATATAATAATATAATTTATATTGCTCCATTGCGTTTTTTAGCTAAACAAATATTAGATCAAGTTTATGATTATTCTAATAAATCGTATAATCCTATTTTAATTTCATGCGATGGTGTTCGAAATATCAATTGTATTGAACAAATATTGATGGAAAAAAATTTATTTTCAGTCACATACGATTCTGTTGATGTTTTAATTAACATTATTGATAAATTAGATAATAAAATTATAATTATAGATGAGTTTCATAACTTATCCGATAATAATTTAAATAATAAAAATGATAATATGAATAAAATTTTAGAAAATAAAAATAATAATAAGAATAAAATATTAAAAAAAAAAAATAAAAAAATTATATTTTTATCAGCTACACCAATTGAAAATAAAAAATATTGTAGAAAAGTAATACATAAATATTCATGGAATGAAGCAATAAAAAAGAAATATATATGTGATTTTAAAATTATATTACCAGTAAAAAATGAAGAATTAAATAAATTTAATAATGTTATTGTAGAAACTAAAAATAAAAAGTTAGTAAAAAAATGTTATTTTTTATTAAAATCATTATTATATGAAGGTAATAATAAATGTATTGTATTTTTAACATCAATAGAACAAGCACAAGAATTTAATAAAATTTTATTATGGATGCAAAATATGTTAAATATGGAATTAGAATCAGATATAATTAGTTATAATACTTCAAAATTAAAGAGAATAGAAATCATAAATAACTTCAAAACATCAAATAAAAGATATATACTATTAAATATTCATATTTTAGACGAAGGTATTGATATTCCTGAATGTGATAGTATATTTGTAATTCAACCTAATAATAATATATTAAATTTAGTTCAAAGAATGTGTAGATGTAATCGAATTACAGAATATAAAACAAATTGTAACATGTTATTATGGTGTGGAGAAAAAAAAATTAACAAAGTATTAAATTATATATCAAATAAAACAAATAATGAATTAAACAATAAAATATTTAAATTTAATATACAAAATTATGAAATAAATAAATATAAAATAAATACAATAAATAATAATGTTTTAAATAACAATGTTTTAAATAACAATAATATTATTTCAGAGAATTCAGATAATAATTCAATTAAGAATTTGATTGATTTTCTAAAAACTTATTCTAAAATTAGTAACAAGTTTATTGATGATTTTTTTAGCTTATATGATTTAACTAATAAAAATGTTTTTATTATAAATTTAGAAAATATTGCCAAATGGCTAGATAGTAAAAAAGGTGATTTAAAAGAAACTTTAGAAAACTCTTATAAATTAAATATAGATTATACAATAAATAAAACAAGTAGTAATGGAAAAAAAGGTGATCCTAAACAAGAAATTTTATTAACCGTTAAATGCTTCAAATTATTATGTATGCAAAGTAGAACAAAAAAAGCTGTTGAAGTTAGAGAATATTTCTATGCATTAGAAGAATTGATTGATAAATATAAAAATTACATTATTGAAGGATTAAAAGATAAAATAGAAAAATTAGAAAACAATCAAAAACCTAAAGTTAATCCAAGTAAAGGTGTAATTTACATTATCCAAACATCAGATGATATGACATTATATAAAATTGGTAAAACACAAAACTTAAAAAACAGATTACTTAAATATAATACAGATAAAAAAGATGATATAGTGCCAATTTATATTTATGAATCAGAAGATATTGATGCTGTTGAAAAATGCATAAAATTATTTATGAAACATTATCAATATCGTAAATATAAAGAAGTATATCAAGTAAATGTTGATATAATTAAACAGTTTATAAATAAATGCGGTGATATTGCAGATATGAATTTAAATATTCATTTGAAAGAAAAAAACAAATCTCTGAAAGGTGGTAATTACTCTAATTATTATATTGCTCTGTTCAGACATCAATGAAAGGCTGTATGTACAGTTAGCCTACAGGCTAACTCTAGAGTTTCCGAAGGAAACTGTACAAAATGATTTGAAAAAATAAGTATATTATATTTTATATGAATGAATTAGAAGAATATTTATTAACTAATAATACAGTTAATGAAAATAATTATAAACAATTTAACTATGATAGTTATGAAGAGTTTAAAATTGATTTAGATTTTTTACTGAGTAATATATATTCAGATATTCAGATTATAAATTTCCAAACAAAGGAACAAAGACTCAATTAAGACACTTTTAGAAAAGAATTAATAAAAAAATACAATAGATGTATAATTTTGCATTCCATTGATATTGAATGCGATATGTAAAAATTTTGATGTAGATAATGGATTGTTATTATCAAGTGATTTACATAAAACATTTGATAAGTATTGTTTGAGTATAAATCCTAATTCATTAAAAGTTGAAATAAATAAAAATATAAACGATTGTGGTAAGATACTACAGTAAATATTAAACTTAATAACAGACTTTATATGTCATTTATTTATTTTATGTATATTACATTATAAATTTAAATTTTTATATGCGAAAAACTTTTTATCTTTTCCTAAGTAAAGATGGCATTAGACAAGAAGCAAAGAATTGCTATGTTCCTTATTGGATGTGTAGGGGCACGTTTAGGTTTAGCATATATGGCGTTAGTCGCTCCTACCAAGATTCTTAGTGTTATACTTGGTATAATTGGTACAGGGTTTGCCCTAATATGGGTAATGGGATGGCGCAAGACTGGATTGGAGACAGGAGGACAACCTATTTGGTGGAATCATCTGAGACCACTACACGCATTTGCATATTCGACAAGTGCAGTTTTATTATGGTTTAAATATCGTAGAGATGCTGCAATTATAATACTTTTGGACTTAATAGTAGGTTTAACAAGTTTCTTATTCCACCATAAACTGTTACAATAAGAAAACTACACAACACAAGAACACATATACAGAATAATCAGATCTTTATCATTACCTATACTTATTTTTCCAATTTGATTTTCTGAAGTATGAATTGATGGAGATTTAGGAAATAAATATGGAAAAGAATATTTTTAACAAACTATTAAAATAAATAGTACCTGTCTTTATAAGGCAGGCTGTACAAATTGTGAAAAATTACAACACTTGATAATATAAAAAAATTAAAATTAATAGAACTTTGAAAACAAACTTTTTCAAAAAAAATCTCTCTCTCTCTGAAGGATACAAAAACTTAATATTTTTTTATTTTATAATTATATACATACCACTCAAGCTTAAATTAAGCAAAAAATAAGTCGCAAGCTTAATTTAAGCCGTTAATTGAATACACTAATTTTTTTTGCTTAATTTTTAACTTAATATTTGCTTCGTTTTTGGCTTAATTTAAGACAAAAATGCTTATTTTTTAAATTTTAACTTAAAAAATAATTTAGTATTATATAATAATAATAAAAATGGTATTTTATAAATGTAATAAATGTAATAAAGAATTTAATAGAAAATCTAATTATACTAGTCATATAAATAGAAAATTTTTATGTAATAAAAATTCAATTACAAATACAGATAATTTAGTTATTGAAAATATAATAACAAATGATTCGAACTCTGTTAATGAAAGTTCAGTTACTAATAAACAAATTTATAAATGTGAAACATGCCATAAAGAATTTAATAAAAAATCAAATTATACTAGTCATATAAATAGAAAAAAAACATGTAATAATGAAATTGTATCAGAATTAAAAAATTATAAAAACGAATATTTTAATTTATTGATTAAATATGAAGAATTACAAAATAAATTTATAGACTTAAATAAAAATAATATAACAAATAATACAACAAATAATACTATAAATAATCATAATAATATTACTACAAATAATACTATTAATATAACATTAACAAATTTTGGTAATGACCCGCGCAAGAGGATTGCGCTAGCATCCTCGCGTCGGGCTGACGAGCCCTTGGGCGAGAATGACAAATATACTAAATTAACAAATGATGAACAAATAAGAATATTAAAATCAAATAAACAATGTGTATCTAATTTAATTAAATTTTTACATATTAATGATCGTTTACCTGAGCGCTTTAGCGCCAGATTAGAAAAATGCTTAAGCATTTTTCTAACCTGAATATAAGAATATATGTGTTAAAAATTTAAGAGGAAAAGGAGGATATTTATATGAAGGTAATAAATGGTTACATTGTAACTTTGAAAATTTATTAATGATATTATTTAAAAATAAGATTAATGACTTGGAAAAAATACTAAATAGTAATGAAGAATTAAATAATTATAATAACAATTATATTCAAAATTTAATTGAGAATTATACTGACGATATGGACGATAGCGCAGCTATCGCTGCGCTCCTGCCTCGCAGGAGCGAGGAAACATTTATAAAAAATAATAAAGATGCAAAGCGAATTATGAAAACGAAGTTTTCATAATTTCAATATAATAAATATGTTGTACAATAACACTAAAAATTATAAAATATAAATGTAAATTTAGTATCTAAATTAAATTAAGATATATTTAGATTCAAAAATAAATTATTAATTTTGAATACAGGAAATATAACACACATTTTTTTTAAAAAAGATATCCCAATAATGGGTTTCTAAAAAGGGGTGACAAGTCCTCATTGACAGGTACAGTCTCTTTCAGAGACTCTAGAGTTAGCTTTTGTAAAGTCTTTTTGATGGACAAATAAGTACTCAAATTGTCTGAAGGATGCACACAACGGCATATCTTTTTGTTTTTGCAATTATTACCAAATAGACACGGTCTTGCCGCATTTTTGTCTTTTTTTGATGGCTCATCATCTTTATTGAATTGCCATTCAAAGATTTTGGGAGAAAAACTAACCTTTTGTTTAGCCATTTATGAGTTTTGACAATAATTATAATAAATACTACAAACAAAAACAAACTCAATTTTTTATATTAATTTAAAAGAAACTCTATAGTCAGTCCTATTATAGATTCATAAAATAAAATAATTAAATGTTTTTTAAACCATAATAACATCAAAAAATGACCCGCATAGGAGATACGCATAATCTAGCCTGTTAGATTATGCGAGCAGTCGCGATATTATTGTGATAATTGACCAAAAAAATAAAATTAAAATTAATAGAACTTTGAAAACAAACTTTTGCCAAAAAAGTCTCTCTCTCTCGCTAAAAAAAATAATAAAAAATAATAAAAATTTATTATTGTACCTATTTATAATATAATAAAATTATAACTATATAATAAAAAAATATTAAAAAAAAAGTTTTATTTTAAAAAAATGATATTTTAATGTCATTTTTTCTTATAAATTATATTATTTTGACATTTTAATATCATTAAATGACATTTTAATATAATTTTTAATAATTTAATATAAAAGAATATAATTATATAATAATATAATAGTTTTATATATTTGTAATAAATGTAATAAAAATTT